CAGCCCAAGTGGCCAGCTGTCCGCCCATGTCCTGCAGTTCACGGCCTATCTCTATGCCCTTCTTCAAGGCATTATAGGCCGCAGTTGCGGTGGCTATGATCGTTACCGGATCCATAGCCCCACCCTACCACAGGTGGGGTCTTAGAACACTCCCTCAAACCGCTGCGGGCGAGCGATTCGACTGAATGAGGTAATCATGCCACCCTTGGCCTTCTTCTGAGGCCTAGACTTTCCGGCCTTTGAAAGCGCAATGGCAATGGCCTGCTTCTGCGGCTTGCCACGCTCCATCTCGGTCCGGATGTTCTCCGAGATGACCTTCTGGGATTTACCTTCCTTGAGGGGCATTTCTGGGCCTCATGAGCATGTTCTGGCGCTGCACCGCAATCCGTTCCCGGTTCACCATGTTTCGGTCGTCTGCGATCTGTTCTTGGCTCTCAATACGAGCCGCGTCTGTCACAGCCTGCTGCTGGAGTTTTGCAGCGTCCAGCATCAGTTTGGCCTGCTTGTTCTCCACATCCGCAGCGTCGCTCTGCTGCTTCAGAGCCAGTTCCTGCATGCGGATCTGAACAAGCGGGTCGGCTATCGGATCTTGGCCCTGCGCGATCATCTGCTCCATGACCTGAGCAACAATCTCCAGTTGTCGCTGTGCAACCAGCTTCTCAACCTCTTCAGGCCGCTGCATCTGCTGCTGCACTTCCATCACGCGCATCTGAGCCTCACGCGGATCCACAGACCCAGACTGCGCCATCTGGATAGCCTGGCGCATGAGGCCTTGGATCTCCTCCATGACCATCTTGCGGGCCTTCTGTGACACATGTTCCATCACATGTGAGTAGAAGATACCCATGACCTGCGGCGATGTCATGACGAGCGGCGTCTTCATGAACATCAGGTGGATCTGAATGTGCGCATCATGGTCCTGATCAGGGAACGTCTGAATGAGTTCCCCCATCAACGCACGAGCGTTCTCCACTGCCGGGTCCAACGGTTGCGGCTGCGGCGGAGGCGGCAGCAACTCGTCAATGTTCTGGACCTCGAGCGCCTGATACATGCGGCGGTAGGCCGCATACAAGTTGTGCATCTGCGGGTTCGACTGAGCCAGCTGCAACTGGGTCTGCGCAAGCGTAACCCGCTGGGCCATTGAGAAGATGTTCGGGTCGCTGACAGGAACGACGTCAATTCTGTCATCAAAGTCGCTTGCTTTGATTGTCCTATCAGCACCGGACACCTCGTACGGGTACTCCGGGGGCAGATTTTCGGCCAGAATGCGCGCCAGAATGCGGAACTCGGTCTTTTGCGCGTAGTGCAGCCGCTTGTGGATCGCTGACATGACCTTCATGCCGCGCTCAAGCAGCGCAACCGTCGTGCCAACTGGCATTTCTTGGTTGATATTTGTCGTTTGCTCGTCCGCAAGCGACACAAACCGCCGCCCGCCCTCAACAAGCGCCCCAAGCAGTTGCGCGAGCGTTGGAGACGGCTCCTTGTAGGGCAGAGGCATCAGAGAATTGCGCAAATCGCCGCCCGGAGCGTCAATATCCCGCCATTCGCCCGGTTGAAGCGGCTTGTCGTTGTCCCGAACGCGGATTCCCTTGGCCTTGAAGCCCGCAGGAAGGTTCGCGAGCGTGCCAGCGTCGATCAATTGCCGCAGAATGCTCGTCGCAGCGCGCCCAAGGCCCCCAATCATGTGGATCAGGCCAAAACCATAGAACCCAAGGCCCGGGAGGAACTTGAAGTGGACGAAATACTGCTTCTTCTTGGCCAGATCCTGCCCGGGCGCGAAGTTCCGGCGGATCGAAAGCACCTGACCAGAGCCCTGATCAATCGTCACGATGTACGGCAGCTGGATCCCAGTCGGGGTGCCATCCGGACCTTTGTCCTCGAAGCCCTCAAGGTCGAGGTCCACATGCATCTCAAGCAGCGTGTAGGTGTCGTCCGTGAACGTCTTCGTCGTACCTTGGATCTCGTCCACCTTCTGGCGAACTTCATCGACCTCAAGGTCCTGCTCGATCAGGTCAACGTCGCGGTAGATCCTCGCAACCTGCATCTTGCGGATGGCGTTGAAATCCATCCGAAGCACATGCGTGGCGCGCGGTGTCGTCTGAAGGTGCGTGGCGGTGTACGGCACAACCAGATCTTGCGCGGGGACGAACATCGACACCGCTTGTTGCCGCGTGGTGTCGAAGTAGACCTTCTTGAACGTCGATCCGGACAGGGGAAGATAGAACAGCAGCTGGTCCATGTCGGGGTCATAGTCTTCCATGACCTCGGTGATCTGGTAGTTCATAAAGTCCTTGACGCGGGTCGCCTGCTCCTCACGAGCAGCATCCGCCATGCCAAGCACACGGGTCTTTACCGGGCCACCTGCCGGAAGCAGTTCCTTGTACGCCTGTGCTTGGAACTGGACTACGCTCTCCGCGATCAGCGGGTGGGTGACGCCAGAGGCCTTCTGGAACGGCTCCGTACGCTCCTCGTACTTGACGCCCAGCTGGTCCAAGCCCTTCGTGTAGGACTCTTCCCACTCCTGCCGCGACTGAAGGTCGTCCTCAAACGCCGCCCGAAGTTGAGTAGACAACTCGGACAAGTACCCGTCATCCAAATACTCGGCTAGGTTGGCGTCATGCTCAATCAGGCTCTCGCCCAACTGATCTTCCATGCCCGCCGCAGCCAAGGCTTGGATGATCGCACTTCCATCCGCACCCTGCATGACCTCAGCGCCGCCCGCAAAGTCCTCGGGCTGAGGGATGTCCATCGTCATCCCCTCGGGCTGCGGCATCATCGTGCCGTCCACCAGTGAGCCCATCGGGCGGGGAGGAAGCGCCATCAGTAGTACTCCTTCACAGAGAACGTCGAGGGTCCGTCGTCAACGTCATCGCCGATGAGCGACACGAAGCCGCCCTGCCGGAAACGCAACAGAGCCAGCGTCATGCTATCACAAAAGTCGTCGTGGTCGCCATATGGAAACGAGGCAACTTCTTCGATCACCTCGTCCGAGAATTTCTTGTCCTGCGGGGCCCAGACCACCCCAGCCTCGAACAGCGGAGACACGAGGTTCATCCGCGTGATCTTGTCCATCCCACCTCGGCCCGCCTTCCGACCCGGCGAGAACCCAAGCGCCGGAATGCCGCGCAGCCGCATCTCATCGATCAGCGGCATCCCCGCCGCCTTGGCTTCGATGATCACCATGTCCGGGTTCCAGTACTGGTGCTCCTCCCAAGCAACTTCCTTGAGTTCTGGGAAACTCCACCGACCGCGCTGCGCGTCCAGCAAGATGATGTTGTCAGGGCTATCCGGCGTCGGCTGGAAGATGCCCCAAGTCGTGATCGCCGAGAAGTCCGCTGTCTCTTTCTTCGAGAACGCCGTGTCATACGACTGAATGATGTATTTCAGTTCTGGAATGTCTTCCTTATCCCACATCTTCCACCACTCGCGGCGGATGATCGCGGACTCGTTTCCGGTCGGCTGCTGCTGCCACTGCGCGGACCACTTCGCCACCGGCAGCGACGCTTTGATCCCCAGAAGCGCATTCTTGTCCCAAAACTCAGGCCACAGCGGATCCCCAGACGGCATGATGGCTGGGAACTCAACCACCTCCCACTGGTCCGCAAAGATGTCAGATCCCTGTGCCGCTAGAAGCCTGCCTGTGAGGTCCTTCTTGCCCCACCGCGTCATAACTAGAATGATCGAACCGCCCGGCTGTAGACGCTGCCGAGGACCCGAGGTGTACCACTCATAGGCCATGTCGTAGGCCGTTTCGCTCAACGCATCCTGTTCCGAGTGAGGGTCGTCGATGATGAACAGGTCCGCACCACGGCCCGTGACCGCAGCGCCAACGCCCGCAGCAAAGTACTCGCCGCCAACGCTCGTGCCCCACTTGCCAGCGCCCTTGTTGTCTTCCTTCAGCAGCGTGTTCGGAAAGGCCTCGATGTAGCGAGGGTCGTTGATCAGATCTCGGACCTTGCGGCCAAAGCGAACCGCCAGTTCCGTGTTGTGCGTCGCCTGAATGATCTTCAGCTTCGGGTTCCGGCCCAAGAACCACGCAGGCATCAGGTAGCTGGCAAACTCAGACTTCGAATGTCGAGGCGGCATGTTGATGATCAGCCGCTTTAACTCCCCACGCGCCACACGCTCCAACTTCTCCGCGATGATCCGGTGGTGCCGACCCTCGATGAAGTTGTCGTACACATGGTGCGCAAACGCCATGAAGTCGTTCTGGACCTTATCCCTAAGATCCAGACGCTTCTTGGCCTCGGTAAGTGCCAGAACCTCTCTGAGCACCTCGTCGGGTAGCGCGTGTAGGTTCATGCTCTCGTTCTAGCTGTGGGCCTGAACGGCGTCCGTCCCTGAAGCGCCGCAACACTCTGCGGCTGATAGTATGGACCAACACGAGGACGAACCATGCCTACCGGAACACAGGTGAAGCCGCCATTGGCCATCATCTGCTTCATGTATCCCGGCGGGCACTCGAACGTCGGCTCTTCTTCCTCGTCAACCTGATCTTCGACGACGACCTCAGTGCCACCTTCGCCAGTGCCGGGCCCGGTGCCGGTGCCAGTTCCGGTGCCAGTTCCGCCTCCGGTACCTGTACCAGTGCCCGTGCCAGTGCCCGTGCCAGTCCCTCCCCCTTCGCCACCACCAGTTCCGGTGCCAGTTCCGCCACCAGCGCCCGTACCAGTGCCCGTGCCGGTTCCACCATCAGTTCCGGTGCCGGTTCCACCTCCCGTACCAGTTCCGTCGCCCGTGCCCGTCCCGGTACCAGTTCCACCACCAGTCCCATCTCCAGACACCTCTCCGGTACCCGTCCCCTCGCCGACGACTTCTACGTCAACCGCCTCGCCAGCACCGGCTTCCTCGCCAACACCGGTTCCGCCGCCGACAACCTCTACGTCAACGGCTTCGCCAGCACCGGCTCCGCCACCAGAGACCTCTACCCCAACAGCTTCACCCGCGCCGTCACCTGTAACGCCAGCGCCGCCAGCTCCGGTTCCAGCGGAAACCCCCTCACCAGTAGCGCCGCCGCCGGTTTCTGCCCC